GCCGGAATGGCTTTATTCCTTAAAGCCATAAGGTGATTTATTACTTCTTTTGACTTTTCAATTTGTGAGATTTCTCTTTCGCCTCTTGTTTAAGTCGTTTCAAATCTTTCATAACTTTAGAATGGAATTTAGAGTAATCCTTATTGAGAGAAGAAAGACATTTCGCAGCAGTTTTAATTGCTGGGAGGTCATCCGACTCCTTAAGTTTCACTCTTTCCACTAAGATTTGTATCGGACGAGAAAACTTTAGACCAGTCATCCATCTATAGAACAAGATCGAACTGTTAAGTACCCTATTAATAGGGACTTTAGGTTTGGATATGTTACTAAAAGGTGGGACGGCTTTAGCTTTCCCTTCGTTTACTAAATCTCAAGTTAGAAAGAAATTGTGTATCCATCTCAAGACAAAATGCCTCATGTGAGTAAATCTTTTAATAAAAGAATTACCAACATAGGGTAGTCCTGATAGGATAGCCACAAAAGAAATTGATATTAACCAGAAGGTTCAGATTGAAGATCTTAAGAATTTTAAGGTTATTAGAGGAAATAAAATTACCAATGAGGAAGCTGTCGTCAGTACAGCAGTGTATCTTGGATTCAATCCTAAATTTTCAAGTTTTCGTTTAGACCAAATTTTTGGTCTTGTAATGAAAACAAGAATCTTTTTGTATTGATTCCATAAGTCACTTAAAGACTTTAAAGGAACAAATGATTTTCGAGTTAATGTTTTATAATAAAACATCGACACGTCAATCATGGAAATCCCATAGAGCTCAAGGAAACTCTTAAAGAGAACTTCCATTGATTTTACATCAAGGTTATTCTTATTAAGGTTCCAAAAGCCCCCTTGGGGTCCTAAGATACTAAATATTCATTTGGCTGATGATAAATCATTCTTATTGAATAATTTACTCAACCATTTGGATAATACTGACAGTTCTAGTTTCAAAATTGAATTATACTCTTTTTTGTTGTAATCAGCAATAACCGAAGTTATAAACAATGGATTCCTGATAGCTTGCATAATTGCTTTTGACCCTAAAGGCGTCAGATTGACACCGGTAGAGTAAAACCAATTTTTTGCAAATTCTATTAGTTTTCCATCAAAACCTTTTATAGGGTTTATGACTACACCTAAAATGGTATTCATCAACTTGTTATAGGACTCTGCAAGTTTCCGAGAAGCGATGGCAACATCGTCTCCCAGAATAGCATATATAGGTATCCGATTTCCGTTATCATCTTTTTGTAACGAGATTCCTGCATCAACTAACGCTGAATGCATGATAACATGGTTGGTTAAGGCCAACATCGCAAAAGACGAGTAAGCCCCCATCGGTTGACCAACCTCATAGAGATACTGTTTTCCCTTAAATTCATAAGGGTATCTTAATAATTTTCTCCATAATTCTCCCGGTAATCCTAACTCAGTTAAGATATCTCCCTGTAATATTACAGGAAGTCTATCAGTAGCTGCAGAAAGGTCCACCGATTGAAATTCTGGATAAACTTTAAGATC